ACCCTGCGATGATAGCGCGCTGGTGCTATTTAGCACCGTTGCCCCCATCCCGATGAGCTCTTCAAGAACCCCTACGTCAATTAATCTCTTCATCCTTTACACCTCGTTGTACCACACCGAAAAATCCACGATTGTCTGGTGATCTTGGGTCTCCGCGTCAAACGTGTCAAACTCAAAGACCGCTATCGCCTTAAACGCCGTGGCGCCCATCATCGCCCGCTTTACCTCACGCACCACCGGAGCGATCTCATCCAATACATCACTAGAAACTGAGACCCTCAGCCGATGGTTGGTCATCCCCAGCCCATCGTTGTTGTTCAACGTTTGAAGCAGGTTGCCCGCCACCTTCTGATAAACCACGGTTGGCTTTGTTGAACCCTGTGGGGCGACCTTGTTAAAGATCCGATACGTCTCCGGGCTCGTCCCGTTTGCCACCAATGCCTGGAGCGCCGTAAAGCCCTGAAGGACCGATAGCACGGTTGCCACGAAGCTCATCGTCCTCGCCTCCGCCGTAAGCGGCGCGCCGCTCGCTCAATCCCGACCCGTGTCTCCCTCAAGATGGTTTCGTTCACCGAGAACTTTCGCATCTCAAAGGCCGGGGTTAAAAACGGCCTGGCTGGCATCCTTGACGTCCCAAACTCTAAAAAGATCCAGTAATACGGGTCCCGCTGATCGAAATCAAGCCCCCGCTGCGTCCTCTTCGTCCGTCGAAGCCGTCCCAGCACCCGTACCGGACGTTCACGGCCCCGCTCCACCCCGATCCGTACGCGGCCTGCCAACGACGTCGAGCGAAGCCGTGACGGGCTATCCACCTTCAGGTTGATCTTCGTCACCAGAAACCCCGTGTCACGCGGGGCCAACGAGCGCGCTGTGTCACGCACCTCGATTGCCCCCAACCGCAGCGCGCGGTTCACCACCCGTCGCCGCACGTCCCGCGGTAACCGCTTCAGGCTCCGCTGTAAGGCCCGCGCTCCCTCGATCCTCGTCGTCTCAACCATCGTCGACGCCCTTCGAGCACATCAGGTGGAGCTCACGCTCACGCTCCTCGATCGGCAGCACCGCCTCGATGTTGTAGACCTGCCCGTTACCCCCGTTCGCCACCTTGTAGTTCACCCGCATCTTTGCGGTTACCCCGTCGAGGTGACGAAGCACGATTCGCGTCGTGACCTCCGCGTGGTACTCGTTCGACGCAAAGAACTCACGCCCTCGCAGGGGTTTGATCGCCGCCCAGAGCTCCGCGAACGTTCCCCACGTCTTCACCGCCTGCCCATCCGCGCTCGCAGCCTCCGCCGTTACCTGCTCGATGGTCACCAAATGCCGTAGCTCACCCGAGTGCATCGTTAAAACCCCTGCAGCTTGTACGGTGCCAGCAGCGCCTCGTAGCCCATCGGCGTTTCGGTGATCTCAAACCGCTGCGTGGTTGCCTCACGGTTCTCATAAAGGTGCGCCACCAGCAGCATGATCGCCTGCTTGATCGCCTGCGGCGTGCTGTCCGTGTCAGGGCTTGTCGATGTATCCCAGTACCCCGCAATAAACCGTACCTCAACCGCGTTGGGGAACGCCCGCGTCGACGGGTAGCTCTGGTTGATCGCCGGAAAGAGCGTTGCCCGATCATCCTCATCATTGTTATCCACCACGTACTTGCTCGCGTCCCACGTCTGCAGCACATCACTGACATCCCAGTACTTCACGTAGCTTACCGAGAGCAACGGTGGCAGCGGCACCTCGATCTTGATCGTGTCCGCGTACGGAAACCGATCCATAAAAAGATCCCAGGTCTGTGAGACGATCGGCCGACCCAGCACCTTTTCAGTATAAGCGGTTGCCGCCGTGATCAGCGCGTCGACCAGCGTGTCGTCCGCTGTCCCCGGAATCCTCGAGTGAAGCTTCTGCTCCGCCCGGGTCACCGGGTTCTTCGTTGCCGCCGTGATGAGCTTAAGCGACATCATCAACCTCCTCAAAGCTATCACGTTTTAGGTGGTCCCACATCTTTCCCTTCACCATCTCCTCGTGGCTCCACTGCGCGTAAGCCAAGTCGTATAACCACTGCGTTCGATCAGGCCTTGAAAAATCACCGAGCTCAGTTGTCACAAAACCATACGCCGGGCTCCGCTTATCGAGGCAACAAGCTGGAATCCCTTTCATAATTGCCCTGATCAGCGCCGTTGACTTAAACCCAATGACAAAGTCCGCCTGCGCAAGCTCATCATCCAACGAACGTGGTGGAAAGGGGCAATTATTCGGGTGCTTTCGCTCCTGGATTGCTGCTGGATCAATCAACGGTTGTAGATCGTGAAATCGATTAAAAATCGACGTTGTATCCTGCCCGTAGTCCGCCAAGATCAAAACCTGCCCGCCCAGCATAATCCTTTGCCATGGGCTCACGGGTTCACCCGTTAACACCCACCGGATCGACGGCATATTCAGATTCATAAAATCCCGTGAACCATCCCCTCGAAGCCAGCCCACGCTCGCCGTCCCCACGTGATCCCCGAAAAAACACCGGTCAAGGAAAAGCACGTTCGGCTGGCCCTCCCACCGGTCGTAGCAGTACCACGGCCCAATCACCACGTGGTAGTCAGCCTCATGGTTAGCATCACCGGTGGTGACCGGCACCAACCCGTGCCGAGTAAACCCCTTCGCCAACGCCGCCGCCCACTCAAGGTGGTGCCGTGCCGTCATGTTTGCATGGATCGCGACTCTCTTACCCATTGGTCCGCTACCTCGTGTGGATCAGGTTTTCCGTGAAACGCCACCACCCGAGCCCCAGGTGGTGGTCCCATCTGACAGTGATACTTGTAGCTCACAATCCTTCCCGGCTCGATCTCCGTCACGTCCTCTCCCAACAGCTCGGTGATAAACTCCTGGTCCCCCCAAAGCCGCTTCGAGTCCTTCTCGTAATCAAACCGTTCCCAGATCTCATGACACTGTTCACCGTTCCATAGCATGAACGAGCTTTGCCAGCCCCGGTACCCGCTCAGATTCCAGTTTCGCGCCATCGCGATCTTATCTCGATGATAGGCCTTTACAAGAAGATCCAATTCATCAATCACCACCACATCGAGGTCCAAGAACATGCATAACCCGTTCGCAAAGCTCGGCTTAAACAAGCTAACCTTCTGCCACCACCCGTGGTAGTCGCATACCGGTTTCTGGCATTCCACCCCATCAACCCGCTGATCAGTGATGCAGACAAACCGGTGGGGCTGACACAGGTTCCTTGCCACCATCAACCGCAACCGTTGTGCGTAGTCAACGGTGTACTTATCTCCCCACAGAATGCTATAGACCGTCAACAAACTCGGCCACCGTCATCTTTCGATCATCATACGCCGCGTAGGGCAGCACCACCGACCGGTTCAGCTTAAACCCGTATGCCTTGAAAAGGCTTTCATACTCCTCAAGGCTCCGGTTGATCGTGGGTGGCACCCGATAATGCCGAAAGCGCACATCCATTACCTCCGCCACGATCACCCGCTCCGTCGCGTCGGTCAGCGTCCCGATCATCTGCGAGATGATCTCACACGGCACGTGGTGAAGCACCGTGTACACCAGCACCACGTCAGCGGGCGCCAGCGCCGCCAAGGGTTCAACCCAAAAAAAGCGGTGTCGTGGGCAGGCCAGCTGCGCCTGCGTCACCGCCTCGTAGCAGATGTCCACCCCAAGGTACCGCTCAGACTCGAAGTACTTCGCCAACCGCCCGCGTCCGCAGCCCACCTCAAGCAAGTTATCATCACCTACCCACCCCGTCAGGGTGTCGATGATCGCCGGCCCATCAACCTCATCCCCCAGCGCCGGTCGGATCGGAATGATGTTCTGCAAGGCGTTGCTCTGCCAGTACCGCATTACGCTGTTTACCATGTTCGAGGCCCTCCCCAGATAAAGCAAGGCCAGAGCGTGTAGGAAGCGCCTCGTGTTTTAAAGAAACCCTTCACCGCCTTGACCACCCCTGGAAACTTTACCTGGTCATAGTCATGCCCGCACAACAACCCACCCGGCCGTACCTTATACATCCATGCTAAGATATCAGCCTTCACCGAGTAGTAATCATGCTGCGCATCAATAAACACAAAGTCCAACGAATTGTCCGATACCTCATTCGCCGCCTCAACCGAAAACATCTCATGGTGCGTTATTCGACTTTTGAAGTCCCGCACATTCGACTGAAACTCGTGCTTCATCGCGTTAAAGTCCCAGTCATCGTAGGTCTCATTCCCCGTTGGTTGTGGTACCCATGGATCAACCGTGTGCAGATGGAGATCAGGAAAAACCCGCAACAGATGCGACGACGTCTGTCCGGTCCGCACCCCCACCTCGGCACCCGTATAAAGCCGCAGCACCGGGTTATTCTGAATAATCTGTGCTAACGATTGCCACCGCCTCACGCCCGATGCCTCCACCGTGCTGGTTCAACAATGTCGTCCGCCAACCCTGGTTGAAAATCAAGGTTACAGTACGCAAACGCCTGTTGCAGCGTTTCATAGTTTCCCTCGGCCACCTGATCCGTTCGAATATCGATCCCTCCCGTCTCATACCGTACCTGGTTCATCAACCGATACCGCGCCGAGATCATCTCACGACACGCTTCACGCGAAACCGTATTATGGCCCTGCTTCTCGAACGCGCTCGAAACCGCCTGCTCAAGCGGGCGCCGAATAAACACCACATAAGGGTCAAGCTGTCGCCACAACGGCCAGAACATCACCCCACCCTTCCAAAACCAACGCTGACCCTCAGGGTAGATCCGATTCACCTGAACCATGAACTGATCGTTCCACTCCTCCGACACAAACCGTGTCCCAGCAATATTGAAATACCGTTTTAACCATCGCTTCATCTTCTGATTTTCGTAAAGCTTATAGTTACCGAACACCGAGTAATCATCCGGGCTGGGCTCGGAGTACCAAAGCCCATGCGCCGCGAAGATCCCTGAGACCATCGATGACCCTGATCGTGACGTCATGAGGATCACCAACGGCCGACCGCCACCGTACGTAAAGATGCTCACAGCACATCCTCCAATCGCTGACGGGAAAAACAGGTCAACGCCGTCTCCCGGGTACAGTTGATGATCTCAATCAACCGTTGCTTCGCGATCACCTGAAACGCCTGGATAAACCCAGAATACGTCGAGCGAACACCATCAGGGTGATCACCAAACCAATGCGCTGCTCCGTTTCTTCCAAACTTCATGTCATACCCCAAGAGCACCACCCGCTTCGCCCCAGCGTGATAAGCAATGTTGATCACCTGATGCCCACTGTTACCCCCATGGTGAATCCGTGGCCACTCCGTGCAAAGCCCGTCCTTCGAAAACCCCTGCGCCCAGAGCAACCGCTCAAACGCGTCGACCGCCGGCACATCGGTGCTCACCATTAAACCCTTGTACGCCGCCAACCGTTGATAATGCCATGACCACCACTTGTGATCACAGCCGTACACCATATCCGCCCACGGAGCCACCTGATAGTTATCATTGATCGCGATCACCGGCACACGTCCTCGCACGTAATCAACCTGGTCACGGGTTAGGCTTGGTCCACTGGCGATGCACACCACCGTCTGACCCTCCCACATCCGTGGAATCTGCCACGCGGTCTTCTCACGAGGATGCTCAGGCTTCTGGTTCACCACCCGCATCAACCTTCTCCTCATCCAATACTGAAGTGGTTGGTTGTGTCCGCATCACCACGGTAGGTCCATCACTTGCCTCCTGGTGAGCCTGACGCGCTGCTTCCTCAATCTGTTGTTTCTCCTCCATCTCCTTTTTCACCCTTGATAGCGTCGTCTTTCCCAGCACCGCCTTGTTTCGCTTAACCCAGCGACGAGCCGATGCAATGGCTAGCTCCTTCACCTCACCGGGCTTTGCCCTAAACACAACCTCCTTGTTATGATCCCTCACCTCCACCGCCTCAATGAAGGTGACCGTCTCAGTAAATGGTTTCTCTCTCATCTCAAATCCTCTTAAAGGGGGCCGACAATGCTGTCAGCCCCTATTACATCACCTGAGTATTAATTAAGTAACGATCTCCGCCACCGACGCCAGATCATTGTCATTCGCCGGCCCGTACTTCGGGTTAAACCCGAGGATGGTCCCGTCATAGTCAATGGCAGTATCCGGTGAGTTGGTGTCCGCCCCGGTCATCACCAGCGCCACGTAGCGGAAGTTGTTCGCCATGTCAAGCTCCTCAGCCCGACAGTTGATCAACGCCTGCTTATCGTCATCCGTCGCGCCAAGCGCCGTGATCGCCTTCCCGGTGATATCCTTTGCCCCGGTCCCGCTCGAATCCGTCGCCTGCTGAAGCTTCGCGTTCAGCGTTTGACCAGCACCGATCGCACCCACCGCGGCGATCGCCAGCACGGATTCAAACTTACCCATATCAACCCAGTCTGACGTCACCGCCCCGGTGGCGTTGGCGTCGGGATCGATCTTCGCCAGAAGCGCGCACGCCTCCGACGGAAGCACATTACCAATCATGGTCATCTTACTTACTCCTCTAACTATGGATTCTCTTCAAGCTCAGCCGTTACGCGCGAGCCGCCAAGGTGACGAACGCTGACTTCGTGGTCGACCCGTTCTTCGGGCTGATCGGACTATCCAGCCACGGGGCACCCGCCACCCGCAGAATGAAGCGGTACGCCAGCATGTCGTAGTCGAAGTACAGGTGCATCGACACGTCGTTTCGCATTCCACCGGTCTTCATGATCGACAGGTAGCCCAACAGGCTCACAAACGCGATATCACCCAGGTCACCCAGCGTCTGCATCGCCTCGCTCGGCACCACGGGCCGACCCATCAGCGTTGCGAACGGAGAAGCACTCAGCCCACCCGGCGGCAGGAAGACCGGCACCGCGGTGCCCGTACCTGGGAACTGCATGCTGTAGAGCTGTGGCTCGATGTCCGAGTTAATCAACCAGATCGCGCTCGTCCGCATCGGTGAGTACAGCCGGGTATACATCTGCACGATGTTATCAAACACCACCGTGTCCGCTGCCTGACCGGACGCCTTCGCCACCGTGATCAATGAACCCGAGTTCATAAACCCTAGCGGCATGCCTGCCCCCGTGCCGTTGATGATCGCGTCGTTGATCTTAAAGTCCATCTTCGCCGGGACCTTTCGACGCAGGTAGCTATCCAGCGCCGCGGCATCCTCAAACAGCTCCTCGGTCACCGGCACCAGCGCCGTCAGCTTGTTCAACCGATGGGTGTTGGTCTTAAACTGCGGCTTGCTCTGGGTGAGCTGGTTCGCCTCACCCTCCCAGAATGCCTGCACCCCACCCGAGGTCTGCCACGCCGTGGTCTCATCCTTCGGCAGCACCACCGTGTTGCTTCCGCTTGTCATCTGATCGGTGCAGCCAAGCAATGATGCCTCAGCAAGCACCGCTTCCATGATCTCCGTGCGAAAGTCAGGGGGGACCAAAAAACCACCGTCGGCACCGACCCCCTCCTGACCAAAGGTGGTCGGGGCGTTGCGGAGCAACCGTGGGTCAGCCACCGCACCGTTCGGCAGCGCCGCGGCACGCACTGCCAACGCGAACTGACCAAAGTTGTCCCAGCCCCACTGACCACGCTCGACCATGGGATCACGGACAACGTCAACGAACGGGCGACGTCTTGGAGAGTGATCCGGCTGACCATCGAACTCACCCGGCTGAGCCCCGTCCTGTGGGTCAGGCGGCAAGCTCGGCGTCGTGCGACGCACCACACCGGCCTGCAAGCTCGCCGACTGGTCCTGGATACGCTTCCGACGGTTGAGGTTTTCGGTCGTATCATCAAATTTTTTAAAGAGAACCTGGATGTCCTTCTCCTCGTCCTCAGTCAACGCCCGATTCTCACCGTCAGCCTTCCCCTGGATATCCTCGATCCTCTGTTGAATATCAAGCAACTCATCATAAAGATCATCAAGTGACACCGCGTCGTTTCGCACAATGGCGCCCATCGACGCCAGCGTCAACAAGATCGTCATGTCAATCGTCTTTAGCTTCATCTTCCTGCTCCTATTAAATGATTAACCATTACGCCCGTCGGGGAAACCCGTGCTTTTGCTCGAGCTCCTTCATCTTCAAGCGCATTCGCGTCATACGATCGTCGACGATCGGTGCTACCTTGGGGGGTTTAACCACCCCATCAATATCCTCGTTTACGGGGATATCGAAAATCTTACGGATCTCTTCCGGAATATGATGAAATGACCGCAACACGTTCTTGTCATGCTTCTGATTCCTTAAGCTCGCGGCCAGATCGATCTTCTCAGTAATCGCGTCCACCAACCCAAGCTCCAATGCCTCCTGCGCGGTGGGCCAGGTCTCATCGGCCATCAGCCGAACGATCGTTTCCCGGTCGGTCTTCTCACCGGCCTGTGAAAGGTAGGTGTTGACGATATTTTCCTTCACCTGATCAAGCAGATCGGCCTGTTTACGAAGCTCATCAGCGGTACCACCGGTAAACGCCCAAGGATCATGGATCATCATCATGGCGTTTTCCGCAATCCTGATCTCATCGCCAGCCATAGCGACCACAGAGCTAATGCTAGCCGCAAGCCCGTCAATATCAACAACGATACGAGAAGGGTGATCGACAAGAAGATTATAGATGGTAATCCCCTCAAAGACTGAACCACCGATGCTGTTGATCCTGACGTTGAGCTCCTCAATCTCGCCAAAGCTCTTCAGCTCCTTGACCACGTCCTCAGCCGTGATTCCACCAAAAAAGCTCGCCCCGATCTCATCATACAGAAACAGCTGCGCTTTCTTGGCCTTCTTGTTCACCCATTTTATAAATCGATATTTCATAACCTACCTCTTTCAAGAAAGATTCACAGTGATCATCAATCAATCGTTCAACCAATGCTGCCGTGTCAAAGCATTCCAATACCCAAAGCCGTGCTTGGGTTACGTGCTGCGAAACCACCCTAGCAACAGCCAGCGTTGAATCGTCACTAAACCCACCCAGTTTAAAAAGAACCTCAAGCGGTGGGCGCACCTGGGTAGCAAAATAAGCCTCATGCTTCACGAAGAACTTGTTCATCCAACCCACCAAGCCATCACGATCATCCTCATAGGTCTTCAACGCTCGCTCGACCGCGTTATGCTCCCGCAGCATTAACCGATGAAAAACGTTAGCGAACGCATTTCTTGCTGCCTCAATCGTCTCCTCATCATCCTCTTGAGGAGCGGTTACCGGTGCAACCTCAGGTTCCTCCCCAATTTTTTCAAGTGTTGTCTGATTCATCTGCACAAGCCGCTTATCACCCTCAGGCCCGATCGGGTTAAGATCCTCAAGCTCACGAACCTCGTTAACACTCATTACCCCAAGATTCATCATCGTCTGATACCATTCACGCCGTGACTCAAGATCACCGCGCAACAACGCCGTCAAGTTAAGCTTCGTAAAATACCGGCGTTGGTTCTGCGATGAGATGAGCTTAACGTTTGCCTCTGCCTCAAGCTTTCGAATCCAGTACACCAACGCGTCCTGGACAAACTCAATTGACTGATGCTCGATGTTGTTGAACGTTGAGCGATCCATCTCCTGGAGCTTATGCAATGGTACCCCGTACCACCGCGCGATCTCAGCGACGTTGAACTTCCGTGTCTCGATAAACTGCGCATCCTTCGCCGGGATATCCAGTCGCGCCACCTTCATGTCCTGCTCGAGGACCACCGCCGAATGCGCCTTCTTTACCCCGCGAAACCGCGTGTTCCAATCCCTCTTTAACCGCTCAACGGCCTTATCCCCTAACGCGTTGGGCGTCGTTAGAACCGCCCCGAGCGTCGTATCATTCTCGTAAAAACTCGCCGCGAACTGCTCCGACGCCAAACCCACCGCGATCGACGTCGCCGCGTAGCTGATCACGCTGTACCCCAGCAACCCGTTGTACCCAAGCCCCTTCAGGTGGAACATATCCTGGGGATCAAGGATCGTGTTCGGTCCCCGGTGATTGTCCACCTCGTACACCAACCGACGGGTCTCACGTGTCCGGGTCGGGTTCACCCGCTCAGGCTCAAGCAGAAAAAGCTCACCCGGCCGATTGGAGTTATCCCGCGCGATTTCCGCGTAGCCGTTCCCCCAGGTCAACCCCCAGGCCACCAACGACTCACGCCAGGTCACCGCCTCAAGCTCACCGTTTGGCCGTTCATTTAAAAGCGCATCGGTCAGGTGCCGTGGCGCTAAGCGGGTCTCACGCCGGCCGTTGGCTTGAAAGCTTTGCTCATGAACCCGCCACGGCAACACGGCGATGTTCTGACTGATCAACCGAATGCAGCGCCACACCGCCGAGTACTGCAACGCCGTGTCATGACTGACCCTCATGCCCGCCTGTTTAATCGGTACATACATCACCCTGTTCGACGCGAAGCGTTCCTCCAACGCCTGGGTAAGCCGATTTTTTAAGTACTCATACCACAGCATAGTTATGATACCCGTTGCGCCGTTAGCTGCGCGTCAACCGGGGTAATTGAATTACCCTCGGTATCCGCATTCACAAAAACACCGATTACATCATTCTCAAGCAGATGCACAAGCCCCTGACAGCTACCCGAACCAACATCCCCTCCAGTCCCCAGCTTTCGTGTAAACCTGATCGGCTGTGCCAGCGCTGATGGAGGTGAAACACTTAGCTTATAAATTTCAAACGTAAAGGTCGTTGAGTTTGACCCACTAAATGAAATCTGAAGTTGAACGCTATAACCCCCCGCCTGCCCTACCGTGATTCCATCAATAGTATGGTCAGGTGCCGTGTTTTCACTTGGACCGTCGGTATCAAACCCAGTAAATAGAACGGGGGTGGACCCGATACCCGTTTGCGCGGTGCTTCCCCCAGCCACCGATAGCATTCCATCCGCATGGGTTCTGTTGTTTATCGTTGAAAAAAGATCACTAAATGGAATGCTATAGCTAAACCCATTTTCATTTTTTTGAAAAATAAGAAGATCATCATCAATGATCAATGATGATTGTTCTAAGTCTCCAATATCACGACCATTCGACCGTTTAACCGGAACGTTTTCGGTTCTCGTTAAAACCATCAACGGCAGTAGCTGTGAGTATTTTGGTCCTATCATAAAGGGTCCTTTGGATCAAACTCAACATGCAGGTGCGGCGGCGGGTCATCCTTGCCATGCAGCACCACGTCAAAGTCCTTCCCTAACCGGTCGGCGATCTCATCGGCCACCTGGCGCCAAACAACCTCGTCATCACCCAGGTTCCACACCCGCGCGTCAAACGCCAAATCCTTAAAATGCTGACTTCCACGCCCGTGTCGCCCCTCGCGACCACTGGTAAACTCCAGCTCCACCCCATGCTTTTTGTACACCTGCTCAACGATGAAGGCAGCAATCGGCATCGCCCACGAGGGAGGAATTCGAGCCGGTCTGTCAAGTCTAGCAATTCTCATATCAATAATCCAAAGTATAGACTACCCTATTATTTTTTCTACCATTGAATGTATTTTCTAAATACGTTGAAATAATACTTACCCTAATAGTATTATTTACAAATTCAACCAATGTAATACAGTTTATATCAGGTAGAACAAATAAAGCTTGCCCGCCAGCTCCACTTGCACTAGGATTTTCACCGATGAGTGTTCCAGGGATTGCAAAACCAGTTGTCCAACCATGCGCAGATGGGAACCAGTTATTCGATGACATAAATTCATAGATGGGTGGTTTATCATTATTCAACCCCCGATAAACCGCGACGTGCGCATTATGCGTATCTGCTGTCAGAAAGAAAGTCTTAAAAGGATTACCGTAATTCCATATTTGATTAAGGATAGCATCTCGTCTGAACGAATAGCCTTTCCAAGCATCCCAGTTAGCGGTCTGCTCGAAATAACCATGATCACCATCCAATGCGAGCGACGAACAAATCGCGAGATACTCTTGTGGATTATTTGCTATATGCGAAAATAACCACGTCTCCTGCGTGTCATCGAGCATTAATTTAGAAAGGGTATCCGCATCAGTTTTAGAATCCGACGTAGAACGACAGTCTAATACAAGAAAACGCACAGGAGGTCTGTCGAAATAGAACCATTCCTGCGGGTTGTCCCGCGTCGTATTGGTACCATCATTGGTATCAGTATCAAAATCTCTAGTCGATTCCTGATTCACAAAGGCTTTGTTGAGGTCCATAAAACACTCATGACCAACCTGGTGACCGTTCCGGCGTTTGTTCACCAAAGCCGCGCTAACCTCGTCCTTTATGCCACCACAATCATCATAAGCACGATCATGATCATCCCACATAAAAGCCGTTGGCACCGCCGCTAGCAAATGGCCATAACTAAGTGCCTGTCCAGCCTGTACCGCCGCGTCCATAGTGGTGATAAAGTTGGTTCGAAAATGCCCGAGCGTGCCGTCATCCGTCGCTTTGACCTGATTCCACCAAGCACCTGCCGCATAGTCTCCACTGGAATCCGTGGGTGTGCCTGGTGATGAATAACCTGTCGTTGAACCAATATCAGGATAATAAGTATCCCCCAAACAAATCATTGAGTCGAGCTTCAGATTAAGAATGTTAGACACAACGTTAGCAGCTTGACGTGCCGGGTTAGTGCTCAACTGTTGAAAACCATTGATACACCCAAGCACACCCATTCGCCAAGCTTTATTTGGAGAATCTGAGATAGTTGTAAATGAATTCGAGTGTAGCAACCCCGTGCCTAAAGTCTCCCCACCAACGCCATCATCGGCCTTTGCTCGCCAATAATACTTGCGTCCAGGGCGAAGCCCTGAAACATACACAGCCGCTTGATAGTTGTTACCGGCACTAAGGACTCCATTTACAATAGTGCCCTCACTATTAATAAAGTTAGGGCTCGACGAGATATCTACAGAAGCATTCACTCCGTTAGAATCAGTTCGATAAGAAAATGCAACCTGTGTATCAGTTAATCCACCAACTGTCACACCTTCTCTTTGTAGAACTGGAGCAACCATTTATTTTGGACTCACAAGTGCCGTCCCACTTGCTGACGGAGCAGAATAAAAATTTAAAAACCCATTGGTACAGATGACTGGTCTACATTCACCCGCAAGAATCTTACGACTATTAGTTGTCAAAGGCATTGCTCCACCGGTTACAGCGGCAGTGTTATCAGACACATCCAATCCACCAATCGGGTTGTCCAACGTCAATAATGTTGCACCGGCTGCATCTTTAATTTCTGGCTCATCGGGGTCTGCCCAACTATCAGCTTCACTGAAATTCAACCAAACCGCTGGGTTTGGCACTTGATTTGAAAGCTGCGTAATTCCAACGTTATTGAGTGCAGCAATCTGAGCCGCGCTTAATGCCCCTTGATAAATCCGATGCCCTAATCGTTTTCCACCCCAATTCGCCGCGCTCCCTTGCGTACAACCCACGCAATAATTGCCGTTAGCCAAAGCAGAGAAATCCATCAATCCGCCACCATCGGTGAAGGTCGTCGAACCCACTAAAGCTCCATCCCAATAAAAATGAACCGTTGGTGTTCCACTACGATCAACTACCACCGCGATATGGCGAATGGTCGTGCCAATTTCCAACGAGGTATCCAAAGGCTGTGTTAATATTGTGCCAGTGACCGAAGCGGCAGCACCATCAATATCAATTCGTTGTTGCATTTGACCAGAGGCATTTACCAGCACCTGCCAATCAATAAAACTAGCAGCAGAGTTACCGATAAATAAAACTCTTGGATCATTGGTCGTATCCGTTTCCACCGATGCCCAGGCTTCTAATGTGATAGAATTTGTTCCAAAATCCAACGCAGTAAATGAAGCAAAACTACTTGTTGTATTACGAATGCCTGTAGTATTCTGTGTTAGTGTTAATGCTTGCAGAGCAGGGTTGGTTGACGATCTTACCCAAATGTCAATATCTGGTCTAATATCGTAGATCCCTCCAACAGTACATGCAAGAGAAGCATATTGCCCTCCATTTAACGTTACGGTTTCTGAAATCTCTTCGATATTATCAGGACTTTGCATGCATAGCAATGCATTTTCTATAATTTCAAGCCCTCCAAAGATCTTGAATCGTTTTAAAAATCTTGAACTTCTAAGCGTCATAACCTTGGTCCTTTAAAGTACCACCAACCCACGTTCGTCGTACACCGATCCCTCCTCAACCTCATCCACCACCCACCGGTTCATAGCCATGATCATCGCCACCGGTCCGTCGATCTTGTTCTCATCCCGTTCCTTATTCGGAAAGATGTTGTCCTTCTTATCCGTATGGGCGACCACATTCGACATCATCCAGGTCAGCACCGGGTTCCCGTCATGGTGAAGATGTTGATCAAAAATCCGTGCCTCCACCTCCTTCATTGGTTCAGAGAAGTTGCGGACCGTGGCACCGACCTCAACCATCGGCAATCCCTTTTCGATCATCCGCGTGCTGAGCTGCGTTGCCTGGAACGGATCAAAGGGGATCTCACGCACCGTTAATCTCTTGCACTGGTCCTGCAGCTCCTCCTCAATCGTCTTGTAGTCCGTCACGTTGCCACCAGTTACCGTCAGCAATCCCTCGCCTGCCCATCCTTTGTACTGCGCGTTCTTGCTGTCCTTCACCGCCCGCTCAGGAAGGTAGTAGGTACCAAAAAAGTAATAATCCGGTACCCCCGCCACCGTGTCACGATAGCTTCGCATGTTAACCGCGATGTCCTTCTTGCTCGCCAGGTCAAGCGCGATCATGCACTCCATCCCCTTGAAGTCCTCCTCGCAAAGCTTAGGGTTCGCGCACTTCTCCCATGCCAGCATATCCATCCACGCCGAGTCCGTGCTCACCCACACGTTCAACCGCTTCGTTAGAAAGTTTGCCTGCGCCGACGGCGTCCGAAGCGCCTTAGCCGCTAACCGCTTGAAGTCATCCTCCAGTACGCTCACCCCGTAGTTCGGGTTTGACTTCGCCCAAAGCTTAGGGTCGGTGAAGAGCTTCTCACGCACATCTTTTTCAAGGTCAGCCTTATCCACTGTATAGATCACCCCGAAGTACGTCTCATCAGCGAAGATCCCCTGGAGGATCTTTGTCACGTAGTTCCGCTGCTCATAGCAGATCCCCGTCTTGTCCGAGCCCGCGGTCGTGATCAACCAAAGGATCGACTGCGTGCGTGACCCCGTGCTCGTCTCAATCACGTCGAACACATCCCGGGTCTTGTGGGCGTGCAGCTCATCAACCCCGCCGAAGTGCGTGTTTAACCCGTCAAGCGTCGACCCCTCCGCGCTCAACGCCTGCATCTTTGACCCCGTGTCCAGCTGCGCCACCGAGTGCGCGTAGACGTTAACCCCATACTTCTTTCGAAACTCAGACGACCGTCGTGCCATCTGCTTCGCATCGTTAAAGACGATCCGCGCCTGGTCCCGTGTCGTCGCCGCGCTGTAAACCTCCGCCCCCTCCTCATCGTCGAGCGCCAGCATCAGCAGCGCCACCGCACTTGTTAGGGTCGACTTCGCGTTCTTTCGGCTCACCTCAATGTAAACCGTCCGAAATCGACGCAGCCCGGTCTCTTTGTGGACCCACCCAAACACATTGCAGATGATAAAGCACTGCCATGGTTCGAGGGTAATGGTCGTACCTGCCCACTGCCCCTTGACGTGTGGAAAGTTCTCAATGATCCGACAGGCCCGTTCAGCCTTTGCCGTATCAAACGTAAACTCCCAGTCCTCACGCTCGAGATCCGCCAAGAAGCGCTCACAGGCCTGACGTTCAAGCTCACCGGCGATCTTCTTCCCGGTCAACGCATCTTCAGCATAGCGCAGCGCCAGCTTGACGTGCGGAACCTTACTGGTTAAATGCCGTCCCATGCGCCCCCACCGTCTTGCCCACCGTCTCCACCAGGGGCTCGAATCAAACGCGATGCGGCCGAGGGGGTCAAGCCAACCTCAGCCAATAACGAATGAGCATGCCGTAACGCCTCACTCAGAAGCTTAACCTCAGGTCGAACCCGTTGCGCGTAGCCACCCCGGGGCTGCCGCTGCTTGTAGGTCCGACCCCTTTTGCTCACATCGTCATAAAGTTCCTCAATCTCCTCAAGCCGCATCGCTAAAATCATAAACACATCACCCTGCGTGCTATCAATGTAATTCTTTTGTTGCGCATACCCCATCAAACGATCCATGATTACCTGCATTCGATCAGATACCGACGTCTGAACGCTTGGCACCTGCCCATCGGGTTCTGGCCCTGGCCCATCACGATCTGACCGGTAC